ACATATCCATTAAATCATCCATTTTATGTTAAAAATAATAAGAACTATAAGATATTTATATCTCTCCGCCTTCAGGCGCTTCAGTTGCTCTACCTGACTTCTCCAAATCTGGTTCGGTAATTGGTGCTCCAAGATCCATTTCACCTGCAGATTGATCTATTGGCATTCCAGTTGCAGGATCAATTGGTGCATTTGGATCAGGCAAAATACCATCTTTGATTTCTTGATCGATCTGCTTATCAATATCAATAATTTCAGTTTCAGTTTGCTTCAGAATTTTAGTTCTAACATAATGAGCAGAGAAGTATTTACCCATGTATGGTTCCATGGCAGCAACAACTCCAAGTTGCTCATTCAGAAGTTCGTTCTGTTTGAGATCTGAGAAATGATTGTCATATAAGAAGTCATATTGAATATGCTCTTCCAGTTCATTCCAATCATCAGGGGTAATAATATTTTTAAGAATTAATTGAGTTTTCAGCATGTCATTAAAGACACCTGAGAATCTCTTACGCAGTCTACCAACAAACTTAGTAAACTTCAGTTCATCACGCAGAATTTCCGAAGAACGACCAAGGTTGAATCCACCCTGACTATCAAGTCTACTGGATGGAACATTCAGTGCTTTATAAAGTTTAGTTTGGAAGTAATCAACATCAGTTAATTCTCCAAGATTTTGACCACCAGGAAGTGTAGAGATTTCTGTTCCTCTACCACCTTCACGACGAGGTAACCAGAAATCTTCCAACATTGCCATATACTTACGGTCATCACGGATTTCTCCAGTGTCCGCATTGTATACGAGTTTGTTACGATAACGGTTCATCACATCGCGCAGATATTGTTCTGCCTTCATTTTTGGAAGGTTACCAACATCAATGTAGAAAATTCTACGCTCTGGAGCACGAGACAATCTGTAGATAACAAGACTATCCTCAACCATTCTTAGTTGGTTAAGTGCCTTAATTGCTTTGTGCAAATATGATAAAACTGTTTGTTTGTTCCTATCTACGAGTCCTGAAGTTACATAAGTAATCGCATCTTTTGCGATTTTAACAGAACCTTTATTATTTCTACTTGGAATAATTCCACTATTTTTTGTGGAAACATTAGGATCATAAAGATAATATTCTTCAATCTCTGGTGCAGAATAACTATCTGGATTTCCAGGATCTCTACCTGCTCTTGCTACATCAAATGGAGATTGGGAGTTTGGTCCAGTCTTTTCTTGCTTGCGGATCAAACGAATTTTAAGTGGATCGATATATCTAATATCCTGAATTCCTGCTGATGGATCCTTAAGATCAATTACTTTATGGTAATAAACTCTTCCGTCAATATACCAAGTTCTGAAAATCTCATGACACTTCCTATCGAAGTTCATCATGGTTTTAATACTTTTAAATTCCTGTCTGATAAGATCTTTCAACTTATCAGAAGCAGGAAGATTTGACAACTCAATCTCTACTGGTGAGTCATCAAGATCTGAAACAATTGCTTCGTTGACAATATCTTCAATTGCACTATCACACTCAGGGTGCAAACACATTTCTCTGTATCTGCGTACCAGATCCTGTTCAGACTTATATACACCTTCGATATCTACATATTGACCGTAGAAACCGCTGGATACATAAAAGTCTGACTTATCTTCCTCACTAGGAGGAACTGGGGAGACAATGCCTTTCGACTTTTTCTCCCCAGACTCTGGTAATTTAAAACCAAATAATTTAGCCATTAATCAATGTTTTAACTTATTATTCTACTATTTATGAACCTGTTCCTACCTGGGTTGAACCAGTAGAATCGAGAACATCTACCCACTGAACTTCCATCGTTACTGAGAATTCCTCAATGGTATCGGAACTATCATATGAAAGTGCAATGTCGGAAACATTAGTTGGGAATGTTCCGAGGAATCTGTATTGCTTCAGAACTGGAATCTTTGCTTCAGTTTGTGGAACAGTTCCACCAACTTGTGCTCTTCCGAGTTGCTTAACATACAGATCCTTTTGATAGAGAGTTGGATCTGTGATTCCAGCATTATCTTCATGCTTGTTGATGAGATTCATCCATCTCTCAAAAGCAGTTCTGATGCTAAAGTCAACATCATTGATAATGGTGATTGTCCATGGATCAAAGGTTCTGTCGCCAGCAACCTTCAGATTTCTTCCTCTGAAAGGAATATTGATTGGAGCAATGTTAGATGCTGGGAGATTTGCTGCCTTGACCAGGAATCTGGTTCTGTCAGTCAGTGCATCTCTAGTTGTATCTTCGGGGACAGCATCGTCGGGAAAGTACAGTTCACACTCAAATAGATTAGGTCTTGCACCTCCGCCGATCATTCTACCCTTGAATGCATCAAGGGTCCTATCCTTGGTATTTGGAATGTTACGGTTAGCCATTAAAAGTTTCCTCTAGTGAATTAAACATTACCTAAGCGAATTAAACATTACCGACGACTTCTTCGAAACTTACACCTGTGCGGGTAGCAACAAAGGTGAGTCCGATGAAGTTGATAGATCTTGCAGGTTTGACGAAGATGTCTGCTCTAAACTGGTTAGAGTCAATGACATCTGGAGTATTATTGGTTTCGTCGCAAATTACGACAAACTCAGTAATACCTCTCTTCGCCTTAACATCACGAAGGAATGGTTCAACAATGTTGACGAAGTTTGATCTTGTGATCACATCGTTGAATTCAAACAGTTGATCTTTTGCTGCTCTTTCGATTGAATCCTCAATTGTGAGGAACAGACGACGAACATTGATTCTGTCAAATGCAGAGGCATATGCAAGTCCTGTCTTATCACCGAAGAGAATGATTCCAGATCCTGGTTGTGCAACCACTGGATTAATTCTCTTAGGATAGATCAGATCTCTTTGTGCCTGTGATGGGTTGTATGCAAGTTTCACTGCACCATTGATTGCTCCTCTAGAGGAACCTGCAGGTGAGAACCAGGAGAACTGATTGATTGAAGTTCTTGCCATCAGACCAGCAACATCACCATTCAGAGGAATGTATCTGAATTGATTATTGAATCTGTCAAAGGTGTACTTATATCCAGAGTCAAAGACTGCATACGAAGATGAAGTTACACCATCGAAGAATTGGATGATATTATCTGTTTGTGTGTCGCTATTAGCAACATTTACAACTCCTGCTCTGTGTGGTGAGATGCAAGCGATGCAATCCTTTCTGAGATTTGCGATCTCAATCAGTTTGTTTGCTTTTGCTTGTGACTCATAAATTGTGTCACCACCAGAAGGTCCATTAAGCAGGAAGTTGATTGGATATTCAGCAGGGTTCTTGAGAACTTCGTAAGAACTTACGATATCTGCAAGTGAGCATCCGAATCCACCAGTTGCTGAATAGTTTTCACCACCTGTCAGGTTGTAGGTTTTTGCTCCGCAGAGGGCAAAAGTAGTGCCCTGTGCTGTGACGCCCCAGTTTCCTGTTCCTGTTGCAGTAAAGGCATTTCCTGTTCCTGCAGTAAGGCCTCCAGCCACTCCAGTTGGAGCAGCACCAGCGTAGACATACTCGGAAATACGAGCAAGAAGATCCTTGTAGTAAACTGCTTCAGTTGGGGAGGTGATTCCATCTTCAGACTTAGTAAGGAAAGTGAACTTCTCTACAATGTTGCCTGCGGTTCCTGTTACTGCACCAGTGTCATCAACAACGACAACATGAAGTTCGTCGTTCTTTGCACTTCTTTCAGAAGCGTATAATGATGTACCTGGTTTTTCAGCAATAGACTTCCAATAGACGGTTGAGTTTGTCAGTCCAAGAGTCTGATCCACATACCAGTCTTTAGTGGTAGCACTAGTGAATGTTGCAATTCCTGCTCCAGCAGAACTGACAACACGAATCTGGTTGGAGTTCTGTGTAGTTGTAGATCCTCTAGTGAATGTGAATACTGCACCATCACCAGCAGTACTGATTCCTGTGATTGTTCTATCAACGAAGATAGTTGAAACACCGATTCCAGCAACCTTAGTTCCCACTGGTACTGTTGAATTTCCTCCAGCAACAGTAATTACATCGTTAACTGCAATGCCAGTAGTAACAATTCCAGTGATTGAAGAATCGAAAGCAGTGTCAATAACACCAGCAGTTGTTGCTACGCCAACTGTAGTTGAAACAGTAACGCTAGTTGGTGCAGTCAGTGAAAGTTCTCCACCTTGCTGATATTCAACTGATACAGAAGTTCCTGCTGTAGAAACTCTATCAGTCAGTTTAACTGAGATTGTTCCAACTCCCAGTTCAGTGATGATTCCTCTCAGATAACCATCATAGGTTGAAGTTGATCCAGAACCTGCATTTACTCTACCGTCAATTGCTTGGGTAACACCCATTCCAACGGTAAGACCAGAAGTGCTAACACCACTGATAGTTTGGTCTGCATATCCGTCAATAACACAGACTTTAAGGTTATTTGCCCATCTACCTGGGTTTTTAGAAGCATATGCCCAACCAGTTGCAGTGCTATGGTTGTTTACATAGTCTTCGTAAGATTTAATTTTTACTGATGTTCCTGTGCTGTTAGCGTTATTCAGAGTAGTACCATCGGTTCTGAGAACTCTGAGGATACCGCCGTATGACAGGTATGAAGACGCACTTAACCAGTAGTCATACTGCGCGTCTGTTGATAATGGCTTACCGAAAGTCTTGAGAAGATCTTGCTCAGTTTCAATGAGGATGGGTACATCAATTGGTCCCATCTCAAAAGGACCTGCAATTGCGCCAACTTGCTCATTTGCAGCATCAACTCTACCAATAGTTAAATCAACTTCTCTTACTTTGACGCCTGGGGATACTAAGTTAAGCGACATGTCTTTGCCTCGACAGAAGATTCATTTTTACTAAAACTATTTAGAATTTTGAACTCCTGGAGTGGGAAAACAGTGCATGAACAGACTTACCAGTCAGGATATTGCCATTGACCGCTATCAACTTGTCTATTTTTAGTTACTCTTTTTTTAGTACACTCTTTGCACTCATATGAATATGAAGATGGAAACATACCTCTATCTTTTCTTATCAGGTAAAATCCATCAATTAAATCTTTAGTTTCACCACAAGTTCGACACTTTCTTTTCTTGAACAGTAAGTGTTCTAAACTAAACTGCTCGTCAAAATCCATCAGTGATACTCCCACATATATGATCTATCACCATATTCATCTGTATGCCAAAGATCGCCATCTGCATCTACAAAAGATGTTTCATCTAATCCATCAGACATAAAACCAAATGGTGCCATGTCTTGTTCAATTTGATTCTTCTGCTCTTCGTATAATCTTTTACGAACATCTTGATCGGTCAGTTCCTTAAAGTAATCCTGCTGAACTAACCAAGCATAGATGACAAGACACATTGCAAGGTCATCATTACAACCTTCCTCTGCTTCGAATGATCTGTTCTTTTGAATGAATGTAGTTAGTTCAGAAATAATTTCATAATCATTGAAGAGTAACTTATCCTCTTCAATCATTGTTTTTAAGTTGAGTGATCCAACTTGTTTAACCGTTTTACTCATCTTGACACCAAGTTGTGTCTTCTTACCTGAGAATCCTTGTCCCACAACTTGACCTGCTCTACCTCTCATAGAACACATCAATAAGTTTTGATATTCAAGATCATATTGAAGAATGCTTGCAACCTGATCTCCAATATCATTCACTTCACATAGAATGAATGCACTATTATAACTCTTTGCTACTTCCCAGATAATATTGGGGAATAGCATTGGTTTTATTTCATTGTTTCTATATTTTGCTACTACCTTATGAGGAAACTCTGTAATGTCTACAACTACAAAGGCAGAATAGTCTTCACTAACTCCTCTTGCGACATCAACAGTTACCACATAATCATGTGCTTCTTCGGAGGGTTTATAGACATCCAATCCTGCATTTCTAGTTATTGGATTATCATACACTAATGTTCTGAGTTTACTTGGTGCAATTAAGGTATCAACAGATCCTAAGAATTCGCACTCAAACTCAACTTTGAATTGTTGTTCTGATGTGTTGGCAATAGTGGTTTCTTTCCACTCTTCATCTCTACCAGGAACTTCAGACCAATGAACATCGGTTGGAATATATTCATTCTTACGCTTCTCCGCATCATGCCACATGCGGTAGAAGTGATTCATACCATGTGGCGTGGATACGATAATTACTTTCGTGTTTTTACCAGAAGTAATAGTAGGATAAACAGATGCAAAGAACGAGTCAGCAACATGATTTGGGACGAACGCGAACTCGTCGAGAAAGAGGATGTTAAACGACATACCTCGGACAGCACTCGCAGATGTAGAAGCTGCCAATATTTTACTGCCATTCTCCAACTCCAAAGAACCCTTGTTCCAGGATATAATACCCTGTTGCATCCATTTTGGCAAGTTTTCGTAAGCAGTCTGTAACCTACCAAGTAATTCTCTTGCAGTCGCTGCTTTGTTTGCTAGAATACCAATGTTTACACTATCATTAAAAACAGCGTAATGTAAAAGATAAGATACCACGGTTGTAGACTTTCCAGTCTGTCGTGGCATCTTACAGATATTGAATCTATTATTATGGAAATTATTGATAAGTTTTTCTTGGAAATGATAAGGGTGAAATTGTGTTAAACCCTCATCAAGAGAAACAATCTTGATATAATTATTTGCAAAATATACAGGATCTTGTTTGCATTTGATAAATTCAGCAATCTGTTCTTGCGTAAACTCAATAGGAGTATTCGCTTTCTTTAGATTGGGGTTTCCAAGATAAACATTATCAGTCATAATTTACATTGTCCCTAACGACGCTACAGTTTCTTGTGTTTTTAGATATAATTTAGCGTAGCACTTTGCTACATCCCTCAGATCTTCTACTCTCGTTACACCATCAATTTCTCTAGCAATTTTAGTGTACTCAAAACTTTTATTTAAGTTTTCAAGTTTGATATCTTCTGGGTTCATTTTTTCCTCCTGCAAAGAGTAGCGGTAAAGTTGGATCTCTAAAAACTGGATTAAATGTAAGGACAATAGCGTTTGGATAAACTTTTCTAATTTCCTTTACAACTTCATCCTTTGATGGTCTTATAAAATTAGGGAAGAACATCTGTACATTCAGAGTCTTACCTCTCCAATTAAGAAGTATAGTATAGGTTCTGCCTCTTTCCTGTACTCGAAGATACGCTTCTTTTACGCTTTTCTTTTTCTTGTCAGTGGATACATATGTTGGTTTTGCGGCACCAGTCTTATTTGGTTGATTTGGATCTGCTGCTCTCTTTCTTCTTTGAGCGGACTTACGCTCTTTCTCAGTCATTGATGCTCTTTTAGCAGAAGAAACACATTTTGGTGTTGACTTTTGACCTGGTTGACGAGCACAAGGTTTTCCTGATACTACTTGCACCCAACCTGGTTTTCCTCCTTTTGATTTTGACTTACCAAACCAAGCACGAAGACCTTCTTCATTGATTATTTCTTCTCTCCAGTTTGAATGCCCAACCTCTTCATACGCTGAGTTTGCTGGATGGATAATAGATTTGTTGAAGTTCTTTAATGTGAACATTTCCCACATTTTTGGTCCATAACTACACTCTTCTTTAAACTCATCCTTACCACAGAGTTGACAGAATCTTTTTTCTTCCATTGATTCTTTCATTGCTTGCTTTCGGATGGTAGCGTAGTAAACTTTGATGCCTTCTTCTTTACCGTATTGTCTGATCATGTTTTTCTTCATGTCAGAATCATCATATTTTTTCTTTAAATTTGTGTCCCTTCTTTTTTGTACAGCAGTCATAACTGCTTCTGACACTCTCTTTTTTCTGCCCTGACAATGAGCCTTCTGCGAAAATCCTTTTGGATTATCACAGTTGATAGACTTCTTATATTTGTCAGACCATTTCTTTTTCATTCTTTCTTAAACCCGTCTTTCAGAAGTTTCTGCAATTCTGCTGTTGATCCAACAAACAGTGCATTATTTACAGTTGTAGG